CGGGAGGAGTTCGACATTGAGTTCTGTCGACATTAAGCCTTAGCATCCTTCATAATGTCGACAAGCTCTTTACTACGACGACCGACTTGACGATACCACTTAGAATCAATCATCTCATTAGCGGCCATTAGGTAGTTACCTTCGTTGACGTAACGTAGCATATTCTTGAACTGTGCTAGACGATTTCTGCCAAGGTTGAACGCCATGTTCACAAGAACCCTTTGGGCATCTGGAGCTTGCCCTGCAAAGTTTAAGACAAGAGTGCAGGCATCAGTGTAAGCAACATCACAATCCTTACGGAAGACATCAAGGATTCTTTCGTCAGTCACTGGTGTGCCGACAGGCCAAGTGTGCTCCATGTCTTCTTCGGTAACCATGTGTCCAATACCAAACGTAGGGTATCCTTCAGAACATAAGTAGATCTCAGTCACATAGCCTTCATGACGGACTAAATCTTCTTTGACAATCTCTATGAGCTCATCCTTCGTCATCGACATCAATCACCTCTGCATCAATAATATCGTTTTCAGTCACTTTGGCATCACCAATGCCGCTAATGGTAATCGACACTGCAGGACGACCACCCTGTGCACTATCTTTCTCAAAGTAACTCACAGGCAACATACGATCCATTAAGAGTTTCCAAGCCGCCGCTTGGTTTTTATGGTCATCGTTTAGTGCCGCATCAAGAATACTGTCGAGTACCTTTTTTGACTTAGGTGAAGCCAACATTCTTGCTTTGTATTCATTGATGATTGAAGCGTCACCCGCAGGGCGACCAACCTTACCTCTTTTGGTTGGTTTTTTTGATTCGACATCTTGTTTTCTAGGTCGACCAATCTTTTTAGGTTGTTCAATCATAAGTATTCTCCCTAAGGTACTTACTTAAGTATCATGATAAGAAACCAAAATGACTAACACTTAACGATCACTCATTTGTTCTTAAGTATAGTTATATTATAGCATAGAAATTACTAAATGTCAAGAGGTATCTAAGGAAATACTTAAGATACCGCACTTTAGAACACTTGTCAACCCTTTTGCATCACTTTTTTATCATTTATTTATCATAATTTCCCTTAGGAATATCATATATTTGCTTTAGTTTACTTTTGTCCACCTTTTGTCCACTTTTTTATAGTTTTTGTTGTACTTTTGTTTGCTTTTGTGGTTCTTGAGGGTTTTTAAAGTTTACCTTTTTTGTATCTGAGCGGGTACCGTTATATTTCTGCACACACCTAGGGCTCCCCCGGGGGTTATCCACAGGTTACACACAGGTAATTCACAAGTTATCCACAGGAAACACACAGCTTGTTAGAGTTATCCACAGGATATCCACATGTTTCACGTGAAACACTTAAGTTATCCACAGGTTGAGCCAAAGGGTGTGCATAAGTTATCCACAGGGTACATTGGTGTTTCACGGAGTGTTTCACAGGGAGTTCAAAAGTGTACATGTGTGTGCTTAAGTAGTACCCTCTAGACACACTCAAGAAACACTATCGACAACCCAAGATCAATAGAAAAATACAATTAGGTCATGGTTGACGATATACATATAATGACCACACACACAGGAGAACTACTATGATTAACTTCAAGACTAAACAAGAGTACACCAATACTAACGCAGAGATCCTCGCTGACTCTGGCTATGGTTCGCCCTACTGGTTGACCTTCAAGCAGGCTCTAGAGCTAGGCATGGTCGTCAAGAAGGGCGAGTCAGGAACAGAGCTCAAGCGTGTCGTGATCAAGAAGGTCAAGAACAAAGAGACCGGAAAGATCGAGGAAAAGAAACTACTCAAGCGTTTCTATGTGTTCAACCTAGAACAAATCAAGAAGCGTCAGACAACAGGAGAGGAGGCGTAAGCCTCCCAAGGAGAAACACCATGAAAAAATACGTAGTCAAGCAATCCATTGATACACTGGACACGAAACCGAAGGTCAGCGAACCAATGGAACACTGGGAAGCTGAGGAGCTCGCTAGTCAATGGATTGAGGAGGCGATTGATTGGACAGTACAACACTGGTCATACTGTCTGTCTGAAGAGGAGCTAGACGAAATCAGAGAGAATGAAACAGCACTAGTCAAGATCGAGGAGGTCTGAGATGGATTTAGCTATCAACTATCTAATCACGAAAGAAGCTGACGGTTTCTATCATCTACATGAAAAAGCTGTCAGGAAGGATAATTATCTTTGGATTGGTAGATACTCAGGATCAGAGGAACCAATCAAAAAGGCTGAGGAGTATATTGAAAGACATGGAGGAACGATCACAATAGATCTCAGAGGATCTAGAGCCCACTGATGATGACTAGGTTGCACTAGTCGAAACGATCGGTATATACTGGTCGTCTGGGTAGCAACAGGAACAGGAGAACTACCGTGAAAACTGAATATATTGTTTACGGATTAGCGAAAAATGAAACCAGAGACTATATGGAGACAATCCTATTAACTACAACAGAGCAAAAACACATTGAGAAAGTTAAAGAGCTTGCCAGTGTCGACGGTTGGCATAGTTTTAGAGTGGCGACATTCAACGGTGAAGCACCAAATTTCGCTAATACACTGAATATTTAAGGAGAATTATCATGAGAAAAATTGAGAAAGACATGAACTACGCAATAGCTCAAGGTCGCAATTGGTCATCAGCTAACACAATGGTCAGAGTCGAGCCAGAGACGAGACTACGCAAGGTCTACCTGCACGGCCATCACATCGCTGACGTTGACGTATACAGTAGTGGTTGGGGTTGGTCTGGACACGTCAAGCCAAACCTTGAGACGCTAGCAGACTGGCCGACGAATACGACGAAATCTAGACTGAGAGCTCTTGGGGTTGACGTATACACACGCAACCACACCACATATGTAGACGGAGTGCCAGTATTATGAATGGCCTAGAGCAATTGGTCTTGATCGTCTGGACTCTAACGATCATTGGTTGGGGTATCGGTAAATTTTGGGAGCTCTACTGATTGGGGTTGACAGTCTGATGGAGTGCTCTATACTGGGCACTCTTTCAACAGGAGAAAACATATGAAAGCATATATTGAACTGATCAATGAAGCACTCAACCTAGGATTCTCAATTAGTGTGATATCAGAGGAGGAGCTAGAGATTGACGGATCAACCGATAAGGATGAGATCGTTGATATGGTCGAGAATCTAGATATGTCATGGTTAGAGTTCTACGATAGCGACCGATGCTATCGAGGATCAGCAACAATCAACCTGTGCGTTGATGATGACGAGACAGTATCAGACCATTCGATCAACCACACCAAAGACACTTGCGCTTCTCAGAACTGCGACAAATGGATTGAGGAGTGGTTTAACAGAGTCGTAATGGCTTGACCGATACGAGAGTGGTCTGTACTATGCAGACCACATCTCAACACAGGAGAGACACTATGGAAATTTTAGGTGCGATACTAGGTTGGTTGTTTAATTGGTCGCATGACCCTAATGATCCATCAGAGCACGGAAACGATGATGCATACCCATTCAGAGACTTGAGAGAGGATAACGACGATGACAGACCATGAGCAACAATACGACCCACAATTGCAATGGGTCATCGATGAAGTGATATTCGCTATCACCCAACAGAAACAAACCGATGCTGTCTGGTTTGACGTCTACGAGACGATCACAGGATCGACAGCCGATGATGGTTGGGATGAGTACCAATTGCAACAGCGATTGGAGGCTGAGGGCGAAGCACGATACGAACAGGAGCAAGACCGATGAACTTTGTGATAGGTGATAGAGTACGGGCTAAGCACGGCTCAATGGTAAGTAATCAACGCCACTATGAGAACATACATGGTATAATTCTCAAAGATTACGGTGACGGTGAGTTTAAAGTGAATTTTGGTGGTTACGATGATTTCTGTATTAGTGGTGAATATTTGACCAAGGAGCCAAACGATGAACAAAGTTCCACCAGTAGAGCGTGACCTACTCACAGGAGGTCTCACGATGTCCTGTGCGGGTCTCTGGTGTCAATTTCTCGCTGAGGAGTTCGATTGGCAGGGTAATAGGTCACTATCAGAATATTATAAACGTCGAGCACAGGAGCTCTCTGTGGCTCCTAGGGGCTCTTTACATGACAATCAACTGGAGAAGGCAATTAAACAATGGAAACGATAACATTTGAGGACTTTGTGTTGCTCTGGGTTGGAGCGATAGCGATAGCCATGATATCAGGAGGGCTCCTGTCGTGGGCTCTGGCTCATTGGTGGGACGACGAATGATAACGTGGTTAGTAATTGCGTTAATAGTGGTCGTAATGATACGATCTGTGGATGATTTGTGAGGATATAGAGATGCGTTGTAGAGCATGTAATGACGAACTGACAGACTTTGAGTCGACCAAAAAAGATAACAATGGTGAGTTTTATGACCTATGTGGTAACTGTTTTGGTGAGATTAGGACAGCCATTTGGGATCAAGACCTGACTATTGGTGATATTGTTGATCAGATAGTAGTTGAACCAGAAGAAAATTAATGGTATACTCTTAAGTATACTAAGGAGTACTTATGAAGTTCTTTAGCAAGCCTAGGAAGAATCTTAGATCTAACATTAAGAAAACCAATATGAAGAAACTTAAGATTACTAAGGTAGAGCTCAACGAATTTAAACAGGAGTGTCGTTATCATGTTGCATAATGTGTCGACTGCGATTATACTATTAGAATTACGGAACAGGGTTTTTGACCAGATTGAAGATCCTGAGCCGCAATACGATGTCTGTCTGTCTAAACTGTCAGGCAGGCGTCTACTAGAGCTTGGGGCTGTCTTACAGGATACCCCTATCACAACACCAGAACCTGAGGAGGTCTGATAATGTCTGTAGTAACTGGAACTGTTGCTTTCGCTAACCTAGCAGAGCATGAGGTCTATAACGGCCAATCAACTGGCAAGTATTCTCTTGTCTTATCCCTTGACGATGCTGATGCTGAGAAGCTGAAGGCAGAAGGTGTCAAGGTTCGTGAGTATAAGAACATCCCACAGCGGAAGTTCGCTACTAAGTTCGACGAGTTCCCTGTCATCGACAATGATGGCGAGCCCGTCAGCAAGTCATCTGTACGCTATGGTGACAAGGTGCGTATTAAGTACAACCTTGGCAATCCTCACCCTGTTCATGGTGTCTCACCATACTTGCAGGCTATCCGTGTGGTCGAGAAGGGGGAGATGACTCTTGAGGACGATGGAGAGTTCTGAGTTCCTAGGCCATCAAGGGTGTGACAAGTGCGGGAGCTCTGATGCTCTCGCTACTTACTCAGATGGTCATGGGTATTGTTTTAACTGCCTAACTCATTTCAAGGAGGTCGACGGAGTGGAAGCTGTAGAAAGCAACATCGTCAACTACAATAAGCCTGTCGAAATGTACGGTACACCAATGGCAATTGTAGATCGTCGGATATCTCTCGACACTGTGAAACGCTACGGTGTAACGTCAGACGATACAAAGCAGTATTACCCGTACTACGATAAGGATGGTAAGCTGATCGGCTCCAAGGTTCGCACAGTGGCAACCAAGGATTTCAGCACTCGTGGCGACATGCGTCACAATGTTCTGTTCGGTCAGCAATTGTTCAAGTCAGGTGGTCGGTACGTGACTGTCGTCGAGGGTGAACTAGATGCACTGGCCGCTTATGAGATGCTAGGGTCACGCTATTCTGTGGTCTCAGTATCCAAGGGTGCAGGCGGTGCAGTCAAAGACTTCAAGCAGAACCTAGAGTGGCTTGAGGGCTTTGAGAATGTCGTAATCTGTTTCGATAATGATCCTGCCGGTCGTGAGGCCGCAGAGAAGTGTGCTCAGGTACTCAGCCCTAACAAGGCTAAGATCGTCACACTAGGAGCGTTTAAGGATGCCTCAGACTACCTTAAGCATAACAAGGTCAGGCAGTTTACTGCTGAGTGGTGGGAAGCGAAAGCCTACCGTATGACCGGGGTGATTACCCTAGAGGATGCTTGGGGTGACTTCATCAAGCGTGGCACAGAGGAGGTCATTCCGTTCCCTGAGTCATTCGGGATGCTGAACTCTATGTTGAACGGAGGTGTTGCCGCAGGAGAGATTACTGTTGTCGGTGCACTCACGTCTGTTGGTAAGACCACTATGGTCAACGAGATCGCCTATCACTTCTGGAAGAATACCAGTAAGACGATTGGCTGTGCGTTCCTTGAGGCATCCAATGGTGAAGCTGTCGAGAGTCTCTTGACTGTTCACACCGGACACAATCTGTCCCTTGAGGATCGTAAGAACATTGACTACGATCAACTACGGTCAGACATCATCACTGACGGTCGGATCTTGCTGTTAGATCATAACGGTGCTGTCGATACCGATGAGTTGTTCTTGAAGCTCCGTGCGATGGTCAAAGGCAATGGTTGTGACGTGTTGATTATCGACCCGTTACAGGCGGCAGTCACTAGCAACAGCAATGAGACCATTGACGAGTTCATGGATCGGTTGCTTAAGCTAGCCAAGGAGACCGATGTGTCCATCATTGTGGTCAGCCATATGCGTAAGCCTAGTCTGACGAATCCACACAATGTCAACGAGTACGATCTGAAGGGCTCAGGCTCGATCAATCAGATTGCATTTAATACGATTCTGTTGAGTCGTGACAAGATGGCAGAGGATGAGTATGCACGGAACAGCACACAAGTGCAGGTCGTCAAGTGTCGTCGCACAGGCATCACAGGATCAGCAGGTTGGTTGTACTACAATGCATTAACTGGTAGACTAGAAAGAGGTGAGAAGCCAGAAGTTCATGAAGCAAACAACATTGAGGAGTTTTAATGCAGTGCGTGTGGGATATTGAGACAAACGGACTCAAGCCAACTAAGATATGGTGTCTGTGTGCTATCAAGGGTGACAATATGTACACGCTTGAGAACCCGACGAAAGAGATGGTTGAAGAATTATTCTCTGACGTTACGGTGCACATTGGTCACAACTTGATTGGTTACGATATCCCTGCGGTTGAGCGACTCTTGAACGTGTCGATAAAAGGTGAAATCATCGACACATTGGTGATGTCACGTTTATACAATCCACAATTAGAGGGAGGACATTCACTTGCCGCATGGGGTGAGCGTCTAAACTTTCCAAAAGGAGACTATCATGATTGGTCTGCGCTTACGCCAGAGATGGTGGAGTATTGCAAGCAAGACGTTAGC